GAATAACTAGAAAGGATATATCAGCACTTGACCAACTCAGTCATTATAAGAACCTCCAACATAACTGGTGTGAACACAATGCTAGTATGACAGTATATGTAAGAGAAGACGAATGGTTTGAAGTAGGTAACTGGGTTTATAAAAACTGGGATATTATTAATGGAGTATCATTTTTACCATATGATGGTGGAAAGTATGAATTGGCTCCATATGAAGAAATAGACGCCAGAACTTACGAAAGGCTTATAAAGAAGCTACCCGTAATTGATTATACACAATTGTCACGATATGAAATGGAAGACCATACTCAAGGTAAAGCTGAGTATGCTTGCGTTGGTGATAGATGTGAAATTTAAATATGGAATATGAAACTGATATTACTGGATACGGCCGTAAAATGGGTCGTGACGCCGGACTCAATGACCAAGGTAGAATAGATTCTGTAGTTAAACTTGGTGGTGGTGAGTTTGAAGGTATGCAACCAGCAGGTACAGTAGCTGCTAGAACTATGAATCCCGGTGGTACTGAGACTTCTGGTGGAGGCGCACGTTCTGGTGATTTCGCTCCTTCTTATGGAAGAGATGATGGAATTACTGGAAATCCACGTGGACCACCAAGCATGAATACGGACTCTTAGTTATCTCTACTATTGATATACTCAGCCAAAGTAGGTGGTTTTCTATTGATAAGTACACTAATTTTGTAAGAAGTAGGACTAAAAGATATATTTCTACCCAACACCCTATAGTTCCCATCGTATTCGTCTTCTCCTGTTATAATTTTGATGACACTATTTTCTGGAAGATATGCTCCCTCGAAAGTGTCAAAGGTATATTCATATTGGACTTTCAAATTAGCTTTAAAAAGTTTTTGAGCAAAATCAGTACATTCAGCTGGAGATTTCAATGAAGTATTACTTACTTCTAAATAACTCCTATCTAAAGCTTCTACGCCGCTATCGTGCACAAATGTTCCTTTTACTCCATTGGCTCCGTTAACAATAATAATAGTTGGGATTTTACGATTAATAATATTTAAATTTGTAATGTTGTCATACTCTGTATACACATGAGAAATAGTAGAGTTATCCACATCTGCTTCTAATTCTATTACCAACTGAGAATTAGTTCCATCGTCTATCAGTTTAGCTATGTTGGGTCTAGGTAAGTCAGTGGTGTCTGTATTTACTGCTTGAGCTAATAATGTTTTCATAATGTCCATCACTGTTTTAGTACCTCTAATAGGACTTTTTGATGTAGATATAACTGGACTAGTGTCACCTATATAATCTGTTTTAATTTTTGTATTTAACTTAGCTAACTCTAAAGCCTTAATCATAGCTGCACCCACAGTTAAACCATCTAAATTATTTGTATCAGTCAGGGCTATCTTAGCAGTCTCAGCTTCTCCACCTTTAAGCATATAACCAAATCCATCCTCTGCATGTATTTGTATTTTATTATAATCTTCCTTTACTCTTTTTATCCAACCTCTAAATAAAGGAACTGCATCTGAAGTATTCATAAAAAAAGTTACTTCTTGATTCCAAAAATTCATACCGACTCCTGAAGCTGTAGGGATAACAAAGTCTAATTGAGCAGCTTTTAAATTACCCTGCTGAGAAAATCCTGCATTAATAAAATCTATTTCTTTACCATTTATTGTAATTTTAGGAGTAAGCTCTAACATCTTCTATGCCTCCTAATGGATACACATCGGTAATCATTTCTAGATTACCATCATAGATTGCTATTTCTTCCACAGTCATATTAAAAGTATAATTTACTACAGACCGAGGACCCATAGCAGCTCTCGTATCAGAAACATCAGTAACAATACCCCAGAACCTTATATAAGTTCCATCTTTTTGTTGTTCATCCCAATACACTCTTACAGCATCAGCTTGTATATTTCTTATTTTACGTAGATGTCCATAAAGACTTGAAGGTCCACTTCTATCAAATTTGTCTGATTTCGAATCATCCTCATCACCAAGAGCAACACTAGTAAATTGTATTTTTTCTATACTTACACCAGTTTTAGCTATGTAAACTTTACCCTTTCTTGTAATAGCTTGATAGTAATTACCTTTCCTTCCTACAGATATATTACTTGTAATTGCTAAAGAATTTAAAGAATAGGCGTGGTCATCTATTTCTTCTACGAGCTGAGAAGCTGTATCATTATAAGGTAATATATTCCAGACCTCAGTTCCTACTGTACCTGCACCAGAACCTGTTGCTGGACTACTTGCAGTATTACCACTCTCATATTTATTACCTTTGAGTACTACTTTGATTGGATACAATTCTGTATCTCCCCATCCAGTATTAGCAGCAGACCCCAAATTAGAACCAGACATGAAACTAAAGAAGTTAGGCCATGTCTTACCACCTATATTAGCATCTACTGGGTTTAAAATAAATGCGCCAGCTGCTGCACCACTTGCATTTGTACTCCACACAGTGCTAGCACCATCAATAACATCATACCAATTAACTCTTCTGATTGTGAAAGTATAAGAATTAGAACCAGTAAACATACCATATGTAGTGGTTGTAGCCCCACCACCATGGAATTCATTATTACCAATCTGTAATGTAATTGTGTTAGTACCATCATAACCATCATCGAAACCATCAGCTAAGAAATATCCTTGACCCAAACCATTGGAAGCACTTCCACCTACATTACCTGTATTTAATATTGCTATGTATTTATAAGCACCTATATTAGAAGAATTACCAGATATACCAGTAGGCCAGTCTGCACCTGTTCTTAAGAATTGAACTGTCTTACCTTGTGTGCCCCCACCTGTAGCTGCACTACAACTTCCTTGAAATGTAAACTCAAAATCACCGGGAGTAGGTATAGAAGGATATGCAGTTGCTTCAGCCACACCCCACTGTCCACTACCACCTGAATCTGTCTTACCCATCAAATCATTCAAAGAAACTTTATCCCAATCATCAGGCATATCAAACTCAATAAAACCAGATTTACTAAAAGAAGCACCAGTTGTAATGTAAGTATCACCACCAGTATCTCTGTATTCAACCATAGATTTAGTTCCATCTTCGAATTGTAACGGTTTCCAATAATAATTAGCTATATTAGTTTTGTGATTTTCTGCGTGTAGATAATATAATCCTGCTATTTCATTCTGATTAGTTCCACCTGAAGCATTACTCATTAAAGCTTTAGCGTAAGGAGAACATTCAATAAATATTTTATTATGTTTTTTAGCAGCAGTTAATATCATATACTCATAAGCTGTACGGGAATTATTGTTTCTATCTTTGTAAGCTAATGTGTTAACAGCATCTAAATTTAATTGACCAGCTTGGGTGTTACTAAATCCTGAAGCCGTAAGGTCTTGAGAATACACAGCAGTAGTAGCTACTTGGTCTTCATAGTTTCTACAAATAGACTGTGTTATACTTCCTATTGATTGTTGTGCTGTATTGTTAACCCAATTTAACGCAGGAGAAACTCTATATATACCTGCATATGTATTTAAACTACTACCACTATTAGAATTAGCCACGGCGTAACTTCTTAATAAATGTCCTTGTGACACAAACCTGTTGTATTCATCTAGTAAGAATTGGTCTTGACGAGGTTCTTGGTCAGTATCAGTAACCCATTTATAATTACTTCCACTACCTATAGCTAGTACATAATCACTACTAGCATCAGTGTTTCCTCCTTTTTGCATAAGACCATCAGGTCTAGGATTGTAAGTAAATGCTACACTATAATCAGCAGTACTTCCTCCTGAAACAGAAGTCAACGTAGATGCTGTACCTGCCCATACATTAGATGGGACAAACCAGTTGTTACCATTGTCATAATAATAATTACTAATTGTATTATTAGAAGAAGCTGCTCTACTTTGTGACATATCAAAATTAACCACTCTACGTGAATCATCAGCTAACTTGACAGGACAACCATCACTAACATATGTAACAGGATAATAGGGTGTTAAAGAACCACCCCCTGCGGTTAGTGCTGCCCCTGAAGTAACTATAAATAATTTAACCTTATTGAACGCATTTAAATTTGCATATGTATTAACATCATGTTTACTATTAACGAACTTAACCTTAGTTATTCTTCTAACTTTATAATCATCATCGTTTATCTTTTCTACTCCTTCACCAGCATCGACAGTGGTAGAACCAGTAAAGTGTTTAGTTATAACAGCCTGAGAACCTCCAGCTGAGAAACCCTCACTACCTGAAACTAAACCATACACCACTTCCATTTCTATATCTAATTGTGGAGCATAAGATATAGTGTCTCCTTGACTAATAGTAGGAGGAACAGTTAAATAAATGTCCATAGCCCCATATTCATCAAATAAACTATTATCTATACCACTTAAAACTTGTTTGTTCTCTAAGCGCATTACAGCCGTTGCAGTTGAATCGGTCACCCCTATACTCTCTATACGGCTAGAGGACTCTAACGGCCCTATAAAGCTATTTGTAGAGGCATTCTGAAAATACTTGGAGAATATACCCTGTGAATTGACAGTTTGCACTATAGGTTTAAAGGTTCCTGACTTAGTGTAGGTATGTTCAACCACAGTAGAGCTTATTGGATAATCAAACTGTAACCATTGATAATTAGCATTTTCTTTACTATTATCACTACCATCATCCCAATCAATATAAACTGCTCTAACATCTGTTTTATTAAAAACTAATTTAGCATAACGCTTTTCATATACGTCAGTAGTGCTTTCTGCTTGTGTTGCTCCTGAATCAGTAAACCAATCTAAGGAACTCATACTCCTGTAGCCTCCCATGTAACTTCATTAGAAGTACATACATTATCAGTACTAGAACCAATAATATTATGATAATCAAATAAAAATAAACGAGCATTGTATTTTATCTCGGTACCAGAATCCATGTCTGGTAAGAAGTCAGTAGGTAATATATATTGGTTAGCTGATGTAGGAACATGTAAGCATTTTTTATGTACTATACATTCTTGTATACCTCCACGCCACAAATAACCAGTGCCACTACTATCACCTGCGTCATAACCAATAACAAACTGAGCACCAGTATAACCGGTTCCATCATATATCGCTGTGTTTTGTGCCCAACCTCCTGCTGATTGTTTAACTAACATACCATTAACATACATTTTAAGACAGTTAGTAGGTAAAGACGCATCAAATGTAACTACTATAAACAAAGGAGATTCATTATCGTTTTTAAAACTGTAATCACTTGTTAAAGTATATTCTTTACCCGAGTAGCCGCCGTTTCCAGATACTAGAGTAAATACAGGTACGACATCTTGGCCCGCACCCGCAGCTTTGGTTACTTTCATATTAAAGGAACCTTTAGCAGTAGTAGTGTCATAATCAGACATAATGTAATGAGTAGCAGTACCGGCGCCTGTAGCGTTAGGTATGACGTGAGCTATAAAGGTAGCCTCAGTTGCACCAAACCAAGGTGAATCCCAACCGGTAGCTGTCCTAATATATTCACCAGCATTACCTGTTCCTACAAAACTCCATCCTGAACTACCAGTAATGTGTCTGGTTGTTTCAGTGTTGAAACTATTAGCGGTGCGGTTATTAGCTAAATAATAATTACCTGTAGCTTTAGAATTAGTACCCGGTATCTCATTTATAGGTGCATGGAAATATATACCATCATACTTATCTGTGATGGGATTAGTATCTATATATAGTAATCTATAAAGTATATCATCACCCTCTTCTTCCCACGTAAATTTAACAGCGTTAAGTTCTTCACGGTCTAATTCATATAAATTAACTTTGTCATTTCCTGAACCACTTAAAATATTATAATTAGGTTCTACACTCAAAGGAGACCTGAATGAAGGTGTTTTATCCAAGTATTCCCAGTACATATGAGGACGATTCATTATCGTAGCGTTTTCGTCACTAGCTATAGTCACAGTCTGGTCGCTTGAAGCATTAGCCAATCCTAATAAGAATGTGATAGATGCTTGCTCAGTTCCATCGACCTTAGCTAATCCCATCATATCCAATTCTACCCAATTTTCTAAAGCAGCATTAGCTTGACTTACTTGACCTCCACTAGCATCCTCTTCACTATATACCCCATATCCATAATCTTGATTTAGAAGTAATGTACTGTCATCTATGTTTGTAGATAAATTCCAACTTCTTAAATATAAACCAGCTCTTCCTACTGTACCACGCTGAGAAGAATCAAAACTAAATATAGATTCGTTCCATGTACTACCTTGCATAGAAGCAGCGGTTGGTTCTGCATTACCTGTACCAGCAGCCTCTACATTCTGTATAATACAAAAGTTTTGATAACTACGTTGAGTGATACCTCCTGACATCCATGTTAAGTTAAGCCAATATTTTTTAGGCCCTATCCATAAATCAGATAAATTAGCTTCTGTCAACAAGTCAGTACTCCTATCATCAGCTTTGATTATAGAAGACTGTTCTACATCATTACATGTTAACCTAAAAGTAATTACTTTAGCGCCCTCGTCTATAGCCGCATCATCTGCTAACTTTAATACATTACGATTAGCAGTAGTTACATTAGGCCAAGCGGTAGCTTCATCACTACCTACACCCCACCCTAATGTATTAGCATTACCTGATGGTGCTGAAGCACCGGGTGCGGCTGTCCCTATTTTAAATATAATAAATTCTTCATCCATATACTTATTGAATATAGCTGTATTAGCTACTTGAATAGCATTAGGGGCTATCTCTGTATTCATCTTATGACCAGCACCCATAATACCTGTAATCTTAGTGGCTACAGAAATATTTTCACGCTTAGTCCATGTGTTATCACCATTGAACCCTGCACCACTCATAGCAAATCTAAATAAACCTTTTTGAGTAAAACCATCTTGAGATGGGAAATCCACAGTTGTACCAGTCATCAGATTAACACTACCTGTAGCTGTTTTTCCAACAGTATCTGAAGTAGTAGAAAAATTAATATCAGAACCACTTAAAGTAGTATTGTAAAAATTATTGTCTTCTACTTCTATATCCCAATAGTGAGCTCCAAAGAATTGTCCACCTAAATATTTTTGATTAGTCTTAGTACCTGACACACTAACGTGAGCTACAGTAGATGCTGAATCAAGTCTATTTATATTTTTGAATATATTAGTGCTAAATCCATTTGCTAATAGGTATCCATAAGCATCATTAGCGTAATCAGTTTTATTAGGTAATTGAGCAGGATTTTCAAATCCAAATATAAGAGACTCTGGCATTGAATATTCAGTCATATTACCAGATACAGATTGTCCACTAACAGCCCAACCTCTTAAACTATAAGGTCCACCACCATCATCATCAGTAGTATAAACATCCCATGGTGATATTTGACTTTCCGAGGCTGTTTGGAAATATTGTTGTGTACTGATAGAAGCTCCTGCACTGCAATTTGTTACTTCAGGAGTAAAGTTTTTAAGTTTTATATCATCAATAAAAATTTCAGCTTCTATAGCCGAACCACTAAGTAATCCAGCATCATCATCTCCCCAGTAAAACATATTAAATGAACCATCATAATTGTTGGTTGCAGGTAAATCACTAGTGTCAGGAATTCCTTGTATCCATCTGTAGTTTTGTACCCATACAGTCATGTGTTTAGGGAACATAGAAGGGTCATCATTAAAAGAATATGATGTTGACCTATTAGTTGAACCAGATGATGAAGAACCAGACACAGCAGGGAAAAATATATCTATGAATGGTATATTTTGAGTAGCTGTGGTCTCTACATCACCAGTAGTGTCTGTTTCAGTTTCGAAGTAAAGACGCATAGGGACACCTTTCCCTTCTAAATCTGCATCGTTATAATTATATATGTTGTTTTGTGCTGATGTTGTAGAATTTTTAGCATAACCATCCATAAAGAACTTCATATTAAACCAAGAATCCATAGGTATACTTACTTTTCTTGAACCAGAAGTACCTGCACTATTACCAACATCATTAGAAGAAACTGGCTGAGAAGCTAAAAGTAATGTTTGGTCTGCTTCACCACTTGAAAAACCAAACTTACCTAACCCAGCTGCTTTCAATACAGTGTTAGCACTACCATCACTATAAGGAGTTACAGGGATAGCCATAGCAGTTACTACTGAAGGGTCACCCCCAACTAAACTTATATCAATAGGAGATTTAGAAAAGACAACTCCTCCAACCACATGTTCAGTTGTGAGAGAAGAAGAACCATAAAACCTACTTAAACCATAATCTAAAAATCTATCTAGAGTAGTGTGCTCTGGTTTTGGTTTATAATTAGAAAATGTAATTGCTACACTTCTTAAGAATCCTAATTGTTGGTCAGTACTACCTCCAGTTTCCATTGTACTTCCAGAATCATAATAACTATAGTAAGAAGTAAGACCATATGACGAGTTTTTAGCCATAAATGGGTTCCAACCTAATTTAGATATATTCATGCGCATTTCTATAGAAGGAGCTGCTACAGAAGTCCACCCACCTACAGAAGATGTATTACTAAACAATGCATTATCTAATCCTGCATGAGGTCGTGGTAGGTTATAAATGGAAGCACGCGTCATTGAAGGAAGTATTTGTCTTCCTCCCATAGCTTTTTGTAACTGTGCACTCTGGGTACTATAATCCCAAAGGTGATACATTCTAAATGCTTGTCCTCCGCTGTACTTTTTAGCTGAGTTTAGTTCACAAGAAGTCATCATTAGTGGATTATTTTTATCTGAAGTAAAAGGATTATTCATATCTGTAGTAGCATAGACTTCATCAAATATTGTATTACCCTTTGTTGCTAAAGGTGCAGCATCTAAATCTGAACCAACAGGGTCTTTAGTCTGAAATTTAATTTTACCAGAAATGTCTTTGTATTTCCAGTATGGTTTTTTCCACATTGTGGTTCTAGCAACACCCCCAAAACTTCCCTGTCTTCTATCTTGTATTGGACGCCATACACCGGTAGGGTCATCTTCTGGAGATATTGGTACCTTTTCTTCATCAGCTGCAAAATATTGTTTTAACGCAAATTCTTTTCTACTACCTAAAATATTACCTAAAGAGTGAGCTTTATTTTTAGCATCACTGAAGGTTAAATATGCATCAGATAATTCTGTAGTGCCATTACCTAGACTATCAATCATTTTAACTTGACCAATAGTTTTATCTGCACCATCAAAATTTTCTATTGTATAATAATTGTCATCAGCCACCGTAGAGCGATAAACGGTAATATCATGACCTGTCTGGTCATTTGAAGTAGAACCACTTATATATGAAAGTCTAACTGTACCTTCTGTCATTTCTGTGCCGGGTTTGGTTCTATATAAAGATAATTGTGGTAAAGATGGAGTTGTAGGCATTGTAACATTACTCGTGTACAATTGCATATAACCACCTATTAACTCTGATTCACCATAAGCAGGAGTAGAAGCTACTGCTCCTGAGATTAAAAAATATGTAGGGTCAGTACCACCCTTCAGTTCAATTGAAGTATTAGTACCACCATCAGATAAATCCGCATAATTAGGTTTAACTCCCAAAGATTGATTTATAGTTGTTGCTTTATAAAAAGTATTTTTTGCTACAGCTCTCATGCTCTTCTCCTCATCGCAGGATTACCTGCAAAACTGTCAATATTTAAATTACTGCCATTCATTTCTGCTTCCTCTACTCTTAACGATGTAACTATCATATTAGCACGTGCTGCTGGACTAAAACCAGCATCGGCACTTTGTTCTAGTATATGATTGGTTGCGCTATTATTTAAAAGTTGTCCTCCCCCATTAGGTTGGAAAAGCTCAGGACCACGTTCACCTACTAAATATCCTCCAGTTGCCATTGGTTTCATATACCCTCCAGTTGCCATTCCAGCCTCTGGACCAGCTATACCGGGGAATGCTCCAAATCCACCAATTTCAGCATCACCGAACATTAACCTCCAAATAAATTTAGGAGCACCAACTACCATTCTTATTAATGTACCCATAGCCTCAGCTACACTCCAGATAGCTTCTCCTACTTCAATAGCAGCAGCTCCAATATATTTCATTTGTTCACCCCACCAATATAAAGTTCCCCCGGGTTCGGTTAATCTTGTCATTATATCAGAGAAATAACCAACTTTCTTTAAGTATGCAGCAAAAGCTATAACACCTAAAATTAGTAAACCTATTCCTGCATAAAATGCTATATTATATGCTATTTGTGCTGTTGTCATCATTGATAAACTTATAGAAGCCATTACATATGATGTAGCCAAGGACATCATCATACCTGAAAGCATTCCAGTTACTGAGAAATTTTTAATTTTAGCTATAGTATCAGTATACCATGCAGGTATAGTAGTCCAAATTAAAGTACTCAAAGCACCTTGAACACCTAATAATGCTGTTTGACTGGTAGTTAATGCTAAAGTAGCCCCTGTATCCTCTGCCTTAGCTACAGCTACTTGCAGAGTAGCAAAACTTAAAGCTAATTGTAATGTAGTTATAATAGGTAATATTTTATTCATTATGTAGAAAGTCATTAACATTTTAGTAAATGCAGGACCCATGATTTCTAATAAGTCCACAACTAAACGAAGTGGTAAGGTATATAATCTTATCATATCGACATTAATAAATCCTTGTTTACTAAATTCTTTAATAACTGGTACAATATCTTGTAATACCTCTTGTAATGCTATCATACCTGAAACAGCAATGTCTTGTAGAGCTAATCCAAAGTCAGTTAAAACCATGGTTCCATTCTCTTCAACAACAATAAGTCCTTGTAAACTTTCTATCATTTGGCTTACTGTCATATGGAACTGATTGAGATATCCTTGAGCCACATAAGTTTCATCTCGGAACTGGAATATACCTTGTACGTTGTTTTTCAATATTTGTAATTGTGCAGTTAAAGATTCATTCTGAATTTTAACCATAGTGTCTAACTCTCCACTAGCAGTTCTACTACCTTCGACAGCAGCACTGAATTCATCTGATGCTTGAACTAAGTGGACAAACGCGGTAGCACCACGCACATTCAAGTCCTGAATCAGTGTTGTTAATAATTCTGTATTACTTACTGTATCTTCGCCTACTACCGCAGCGAACTCTTTAGCAATATCAGTCAATTGTTTCATATTACCTTCGGAATCTAAAATATTTATTCCCATCTTTCTAAATGCTCTGTCGTTATCCTCAGCACCTTCAGCAAATTCTGCTAAAGCTTGCCTTAAACCTCTACCAGCGATACCAGCCTCCAAAGCTCTATTAGTCAAGACCTGTAGAGACCCTAATAGTTGGTCTATACTTTGCCCTGTGCTAGTAAAGAAAGGTAAAGCGAACTTAACAGCGCTTGATAAATCTTCATACTCTATTAAAGACTTCTGTATAGCATGCGCAAACTTATCTGTTACGACCGCAGATTCGCTCATCTCCATATCGAAACCTTTTAAGGTCTGTGTGGTTAGTTTTGCTATAGTGTTGTGGTCTCCCTGTACAGCCATAGATAGTTTTAAAGTATTGTTTAAAACCTCAGTAGATTCTGCTGCTGTTAAACCAGCCGAAGCTAATTGATAGAGACCAGTTGCGCCGTTCTGCATACTCATTCCATAACGCTGTCCGAACTGAGTAACTTGCTCACCAGCTGCGAACATAACTTCATTTGTCTCATTCCATACCGAGTTAGCATTGAGTAACTCTCTTTCAAACTCCATAAGTGCTTCAGTATTTTGATTTATTTTGTAATAAAATGCACTTAAAGTGGCTATGCTTTCAACTAAAATTTCTTTGAAGTTACCTACTGCTTGGTTAACTGTGTCTGTGACTACTGTTCCGAACTGAGCAGAATCTTGCGTAAGTTCTTTAGTTGCTTCATCTAACTCTTCTTGTGCCTCCTCTAGTTCTTTGGTCGCTTCTGTTAATTCTTCGGTAGTTTTTGTATTTTCTTCTTTAATTTCACCTATTGCTACTTGAGCCTGAACTGAGATACCTCGTATAACCTCAGCTTCTTCTGTAACAGTTGCTAATTCTTCTTTGACTGCTCTAGTATTCTTTTCTGAATTTTTAATTTTTTTATCCTGTTTTTTAAGCCACGCATCTGTAGCTTCCCCAGACTCTATCATTTTAGTTTTTTGGTCTTGCAGGGTTTTAGTTTCGAGTCGAGTTGTTTTAAGTTGTTCTTCTTTAGCTTTTACTATTTCTTTAGTCTGTTTTAAAGCAGCGGCTTGTTGGGTCTTGGTCATTGTAGCAAAATTAGCTGTCATTTTCTTTAATTTTGCTAAAGGAGTCATTGATTTCTGTACACCTTTAAATAGAGCATCACCTTCTTTACCCATTCCTGCCTTAATCATGGACATAGATTCCTTACCACCAGCTCTCATGGTGGCAGCTCCTCGTTTACCTATCTGCTCTAATCTAACTACACCTTCTTGTGCACTTTTAGCTATACGGTCTGTGGTCTTTTTACTGTTTTCTTCAGCTGTTGCAGATAATCTTTCTACTTCTTGCTGAGCACCTTTAAGTCTTTCTGCTGCTGCTGCCTTCCTTTTGCCAGCTAAGGCAGAATATATTCCTCCTGCCGCTTTTGCTAATACTCCACCTGTACGGTTGAGCGCACCTGCACTTGGTACGGCTAATCCGACAGCAATTCTTGCTGCGAAAACTTGACCTGCAAAACCCATTATAAGTCACCAAAACTTGCTTTCCTTCGTTTACCTACCATTCCTTCATATTTAGCTCTAGTTTCTAAATATCTATGATAATTTTGTCTAATTTCTGGCTTATCTTTAGCCATATTTTGAACATCTTTATCAGTATATCCATCCATTGAATGAAAGTTTTCATGCTGCACATAAGCAGACAATAAACATTCTAATTCACTGCGTGGTGTGTTTTTAATTTCATTCCAACTCATTCCCAGTCCCTTCATTAAAGGGACATATAAAAATACCGCATCAGGCGATTCTACCATCAGATGGTAAAATTTTCTTTCACTTCCTGTTCTACGCCTAAAATTTTATTGGTTATTTGATATCTAAGTGTTGTAGGGAGAAGAGTCCACTGTTTCTCAGATATAATTGGACCATCGGGATTTTTTTCTGTTGCTTTATCAATCATTCGAAATACTCTTTCAGCTCCTAATTCTTGATAGTATCCCATTTTCTCTTCTTCTGACATATTGTCTGAAGCTTTAAGTTTGGGTTCTTCTTTCTCTATGAGTTCACAAAACTGAAACTCTACTAGTTTATCTCTAAAAATAACTTCAGAGATTTGCACTTCATCAGTGAGTGCGACTAATTCTTCCATTGACCATGTTTCTTTTTCTGTCATTTTTTATTCTCCTCTAGGAGGAGGGGGTTATACCCCCTTACCTATCTAGAATGGATTTGTTGTACCTGTTATACAGGTAGTTCTGATATAAGGAGTTACATAAGACATAAATTCAATAGTCTCTTCTGTTACTCCATCAGCGTTAGTTGATACAGTGTGACTTTGTACACAGCAGTTTGGTATTGATAATACTTCTGAACCACTTTTTAATTGTATAAAAACTCTGTATCCGTGTGTTGCGGAAGGTTCTTCTAATCCGGGCCATGCTTGTGATGCACCGGAAACCCCGTAACGAGCGTCATTAAAAACAGTATCCCACTCTGAACTATTCTTTTTCTTTGTAACAGTTACTGTGGTTTCTTTTTTAATTTCTGCTTTGGTGACTGAACGTATACCAAAATATGAGATATCTTCATCCATCGCACCTATTCCTACATCTACTCCAGTAACATCTGGAATTTCTGGCCAATTACCAGAAACAGCACCTTCTGAACCAGAGCCTAAAGCTCTTGCAGTTCCTGAAGCTGATGTACTGATGGTAGAACTGTCATTATCTGAAGTTATACCGATTGTAGAATTTTCTGTTGCCAGTGCAACAATAACATCTCTTCCCAAATAATAGACCATTAGTAGTCCGCCTGTGGGGTAAGTGTGTTGTTAATGTTATTACCGACACTATATAATGGTGTTTGTTGTGTTGAAAGCTCTATTGTTTCTTCACTTACACCATCTGCATTAAGGGATACTGTGTATCCTGTGATTGCGCAATTAGGTATAGATATTGTTTCGGTTGTTCCATCTGTTGAACCGGTCAACATCTTTACATGCACTCTATAACCATAACAAACGTTGGTTGAACCACTGTCGATAACATCTTTTGGATTTACTAATCCATCACCAATATATGGTGAGTCATCTGTAGTCCTGTCAAGTCCAAATCTTGCACCAATAGGTTGATTTGAACTAAAGTTTTCCAATGAGGCTGCTTGTGTAGGCCCATTGAAAATAACATCCCATACGTTGTTCTTCTTTTTATGTGTTAAAGTTATGCTAACTTCTTTTTTCTGTTCGACCTTACCTGTACCTCTTTGACCCATGTAGGTAATGTCTTCATCCATAGCACCAATGCTAATGTCTACGCCAGTCAAATCTTCTACTAAACCATTCCCAGCTGTGTATGAACTAAAAGTACTTGCGTTCATGTCTGCTGCAAATCTGATACCAGAGGCTGCCCCTGATATACATAGCCCACTAGCTACACTTACATCATCTGCTGCCACTGTTGATTCGGTAGTAATTGCGACTGCTACGTCTCTTCCTAGGAAATATACCATTTTTTCTTCTCCTTATTTGTTGTCTAGACAAATTCATGACATTACACTGTTACTCTTTATTTACTTTTACTTAGTATATAAAGCTTTTGCTTATTTAAAATACTTCGCTGTTCCAGCATAGGGGTCTCCAGCTGATTTAGACGGTTTCTTACCTGCAAAAGATTGTCTCTCTTTGTAAAGTAGTACTCTACTCCTTTTCACTACATCTCCTTTTTTAACTCCTCTAACTGGGTCATCTACCACCATACCACCTTTTACCTTCTGTAACATCTTAGTAGAGAACCTTGCTACACTTCTTCCTGCTTGTGAGAATATAGCAGGAGCCATACTAACATTAATACCCTCTGTAGGGTCTTTTACTGGAGTCCATGTATTGTTGGTATTTTCACTCCAAACTCCTTGATTTTCAGTAATCCCAGCTCTATAATCAAAATCTACTTGATTTTTAGTAACATTATCTTTCCACAACCCTGTTGCTTTGTTTGACTCTGCAAATATTTTTTTCCACTCTTCAGAAAAAGCACTTGCAGCATTTTGACTATCACCTTTAAAAGCTCTAAACTGAGCTGCTAACATCTCTGCCATTTCACTAGATGTAAAACGTGTAGCACCCACTGGTTTACCTTGCTCATCTCCATATTTAGGCTTCCACATATCAACATGAGCTGTTGGGTCTAGAATATTATCTACAATAGCAGCGTATGCCCAATCTACCAAATCTTCTTTTGTCTTAGAAAGTGTAACATCGTTAGCAGCAGCGACAAGTATACCTTGAATTGTGGTTTCATCAAAAATTGATTCTGTTAA